GAATGAAATGGGAGCGGCAGCAGTTAGCTTCGCAACCATGTTTTCGGTATAATTAGACATAAGCACCTCGTGATTGTCTAGGTTAGTGGCGTCCTGCCTGTAAGTCCATGATGCTCATTATACGGATCTGTCCCTAAAAGTACAATGGTTTTTTTCGATGGAAATCCAGAATTTGATCGGAAAAATCGATAAGTCCAAATGAGAATCATTCTCATCCAGGCCGACAGGGGCCAGGTCTCACTCTTTAGCTAGATGAGAATCATTCTCATTTGGGGGCGGTTAATAGACCAAGCGTTCCAGAACGCTCTCGCGCACCCTCATACGTACCACTTAGGAAAAAAATATTTCAAAACTGTCATCAAATTGTCACAATTTTTTGATATAATATAAATGGGAGGAAATAACTATGAATAAATACATCTTAGCACTACTCATCGTCCCGACAATCGCGTTTGGTCAGTCAGACCAGCAGGAATATAACTATAAAGTTAAAAAAGAAGATAGAGAATATACCTTTCGTACTCGAGAAAATCGCTGGCATTTAGAAATTGGCGATAAATTTTTGGGAACTGAGGTAATGTACCGCTATGCAGACCAAGATGGCTCAATTGAAAACCGTATTAAGTTTACAAGAGAGCTTTTTTCATATGAAGATTTAGTTTTTGAAGGCAGAATGGAGTATCGTCACTTCGATAACAAAGAAAGTCATTGGCGTTATCGTTTTATTGCAGAATATACTCCTCATATAACAGGAAATTGGTATCTTTACGCAAAATGGCAGCCTCGATGGGCTTTTAAAGATGCTGAAACTAAGTTTGACGCACGAGATCAGCTTGGAATTACATACAAAGTAAAAAATTGGAAGATAACTCCTTTTGTAGAACGTAATTCTGGCGAAGGCTACGGCATGAAACAGACAGTCAGTGGTATACACTGGGAGGCAAAACTATGATTACTCTCTGGACTTTTGTAGGATTTATGTTAGCAAGTTATTCTGTAATTGCAAATGACTCAGTACAAACTCTCGGCACTTGGATCGCATCAAACAGCGAGAGAGTAAACTGGAAAGTTATGTGGGCAGCAGCAAGTGCAGTATTACTTTGGGCAATTTGGTATGGTTGGCTTATGTACGACGGGGATATTTCATACGGTAGACTGAATAAAATACCATATGTAGAGCCTCAATGGTACCATGCTCTCGCTCCGGGTGTTTTGCTACTTTTGACACGTATAGGAGTACCAGTCTCGACATCTTTTCTCGTGCTCTCAGCATTCGCATCCTCGGTAGTGCTAGGATCAATGCTTACAAAAAGTATTGTAGGCTATGGCGTTGCAGCCTTAGCAGCTTATGGTATTTGGTTTATTGTCCCGAGACTTATAGATGAAAATACTCCCGTAGCCGAATCTCAAAAAATTTATTGGCGTGTAGCTCAGTGGTGTACTACGGGGTTTCTCTGGTGGACTTGGTTGTCGCACGATATGGCAAATATTGCAGTCTTTCTTCCTCGCGAAGTATCTATACCGTGGATGTTTACAATATCAGTACTCTTTGTAGCTGGACTTGGCTATATGCTACGAGAACGAGGTGGAAAGATACAAGAACTTGTATTAAGTAAACAAAATACTCGTTTTATACGTTCTGCTACAATTATTGACTTTGTGTACTGGATTTGCCTATGGTTCTTCAAAGAGCTGAATGATATACCAATGTCAACAACCTGGGTATTTGTAGGATTGCTTACAGGTAGAGAGCTTGCGATTGCTACGATAAGTCAACGATCGACAATTAAGCAAGTGTTTCCGATGGTTGCAAGAGATTTTATGAAAATGATGATCGGCTTAGCAGCTTCTGTAGGCATAGTCATGGGAATTCAATACATAGCATAGAAAAATAAATCTTGACTTTCCATGTCTTTGAATATATAATTGAAACATGGCTAAAGATTTAACAACTATCTCTCCGGAAGGGTTGGAAGTAGCGAATGCTTATCTCCAGTACGGAAATATCGCAGCAGTGTCTCAAGCTATGGCGTTGTCAGAAAACGTTGTAGCTGAGACGCTGAATAAACGCGAAGTAAAACAATATATTGACACTGTGTATCTCGATACTGGCTATCGAAACAGAAATAATATTGCCTCTCTTTTGGACAACATCATCGCATCCAAACTCGAAGAAGCGGAAGAGACCGGAGTCTATAGTAAAAAAGACCTGTCAGATCTTCTTACGATTGCACACAAAATGAGAATGGATGAAATCAAAGCACAAGTTGAGCTTGAGAAAGCCAAAGGCTCTACTATCAAAAATCAGACTAATGTACAGATAAACGAGTCCATTCCCTTTGGACAAGGCAACTATGGCAAGTTGATGGAAAAACTTTTAAGTGATGGAAACTCGTGAAGATTATCGTATTCACACATTGGAATCTGACCTTAAGGCTCATGAAGTACAGTGTGAAGAACGATGGAAAACAAACTTTCAAAGAATGGATGATATTGACGAAGCGATTACTCGTATAGAGACTCGCATAGTGCATGTTGGGGGTGGTGTCATACTTTTTCTAGCAGGATTAGTTGCCACCATACTTATGGGATGATGGCGGGGCTGATGTGCCTCGCTTTGACAATCTATTTCGAAGCAAGAGGAGAGAGTTTTCAAAGCCAAGTAGCTGTAGGACACGTAGTAATAAATCGAGTGAAGTCGCCGGACTTCCCGAACACAATCTGCGAAGTCACTACAGAAGGCGGAGAGTATCGACATCGATGTCAGTTTACTTGGTACTGTGATGGTCTCTCAGATGACCCAAAAGAGCAAGCCGCTTGGAGACAGAGTGTATTTATAGCAGCTGCTGTACCTCTGCTTCCAGATGAAACAAAAGGAGCGCTTTGGTATCACGCAGATTATGTAACCCCTGATTGGGCAACGGCTTCCTATGTTAAGTTCGGGAAGCATAGATTTTACAATCAATTAAAGTAAAAAGCTAAAGGAGACATAAATGAAAGAGATTTGGGAAGATAAAGGGCGGTGGCATGCAAAGTATAAACATTGCTATGCCATTACAGCCACTCAGACCGAAGCTGAAAATAAAGTGCGTCAGTGGAAAGGACTAGACTACACTACGTATACACCAACTCCGGAGCCTGTAGCACCTATGCACGACGAAGTAGTGTACGAAAAAGAAAAAATTGCAGGAGCAATTGTAGAAGAAAGCATTCTTGACGCAGACACGGACGATGATGGAGTAATTACAAGGGAGGAGATCGCTAACTGGGCTGACAAGCATGGCTAGAAAGAAGAAAAAAGTCGCTCGCAAACGTCCAGTTCCTACAAACAAAACTCTGTACTCCAGAGTAAAGGCTGAAACAAAACGTAAGTTCAAGGTGTATCCTTCAGCTTATGCAAATGCTTGGCTTGTAAAAACTTATAAAGCCAGAGGCGGTAAATACCGCATGGGGAAATAAATGCCTTATCATAGTAAGCCAAAGAAAAAGAAGAAAAAACGCAAGAAAGCCCCGAAAGGGTATCACTATATGCCAAATGGCAAGCTCATGAAGGACTCCGCTCATAAGAAACGGAGAAAGAAGCGTGGCTAAGTATAGTGGGGGACTTCGTAAGTGGTTCAAAGAACGATGGGTAGACATATCTCGACCTAAAAAAGGAGGTGGTTACAAAGCCTGTGGTCGTGGGCAAGCTGGAAGTAAGAAATACCCGAAGTGTGTTCCTGCAGCGAAGGCTGCAAGAATGACAAAAGCTCAGATTCGTTCCGCTGTTCGTAGAAAACGTGCCGCTGGTAATCCAGGCGGAAAGCCGACATATGTTTCTACATATGCTCGTAAGAGAAAGAAGAGTGGCCGTAAAAAGAAAAGGTAGAAAAAGAGACCCAAGACTTGCGAGAGCAGGCGTTAAAGGCTATAATAAGCCTAAACGGACTCCCAGCCACCCAAAGAAGTCACACGTAGTTGTAGCCAAAGTGGGCAGCAAAGTGAAGACTATACGCTTTGGACAACAAGGAGTCTCTGGATCACCTAAAAAGAAGGGCGAAAGTGCAGCTTATGCAGCTCGCCGTCGTTCGTTTAAAGCTCGTCATGCAAAGAATATTGCAAAAGGCAAGATGTCCGCAGCATACTGGGCAGATAAGGTGAAGTGGTAATGAGTGGTTTTGGTTTAGAGTTTCTTTTAGAAAGACACCCCCTTGGTCAGGGAAATTCCCACGTTCACAAGTTTGGTAGTAATCTTGCCCTTGCAGGAACTGAAGAAAGTATTTGGTCTGCGGGAGGATTATATCCGTGGGCAAGTCTTGCTACTGCTCAAACGATCTATGCAATTAGTACAGACGGGACAGATACTGGAACTTTAGAAATACAAGGGCTAGATGAAAATTATGCTCTTCAAACTACTACAGTTACTCTTACTGGACTTACAGCCGTAGATACGGGAGCTACAACCTTTTTAAGGATCTTCCGTATGAAGTACAGTGGCACAAATGCAGGAACAATTACTGCCCGAGTAACTTCTGGAACTGGAACAGTTGTAGCTCAAATTGATGAAGGTGTTGCACAAACTTTAATGGCAGTTTACACAGTGCCGGCACAAACTACAGCTTTTATGCTGAACTATACTGTAGGTACTGGAAAAGGGGATGATGCCCACCTGAAGCTATATGCAAGAGAAGTGGGGGACGGATTTCAAATTAAAAACGAGATGAAGTCTTATCAGAGTACAAATACTCACAATTTTCCAATTCCTTTGCGATTTGAAGAAAAAACTGATATTGATTTTAGAGCAACTACTAGCGCAGCAAATAGTGACTGTATAGTAAACTTTGATTTAATATTGGTGAAGTAATGCCAACATTTGATCAAGAACTGTTCAACATATGGATAATACTGCAACCTTTTGCAGCACTATTCTTTGTTGGAGTTGTAGGGCTTTGGATAAAAGACATTATTCAAAGCTTTGCAAAGGGTATGAAATTTAAGATGAACGGAGCGTTTCATGAAGGTCAAAAAGTTATTCTTGATGGTCAGGAAGCTCTCATCGTAAAGATTGGAATTATCGAAACAGTTTTTGGTGTTTATACAGAAAGAGGATATACCTGGAGATTCGTTCCTAACGAGCGAATTCCTTTTTTGAAACTTGAAAAAATTATTGACGCTGAAGTACACAGAGACTCAAAAGAAGAGAGAGCTCAAAAGCTTTACGATTCTCTACAGGATACTAAAATAGCAGCCAATAAAGAGTCTATAGATAGACTTAACAATAAGGTGGATTAATAGTGGATGATTATACTCGAAATGAAGTACAAGTAGATTTAGACAAATACAATGCTCTTCTTGATAGAATTGATGAACTCGAAGATCAGTTGGGAGCAGCCCCTGCACCAGAAGAACCTGCAGCTCCTCCACACCCATATCAAAAATGGCTTGATTTGTCGAGTATGATTGATTCTTGGAGAATTTTTCCTCGTATTTTTATTACAACTTATATTTATCTTTTATACAAAAGTGCAATGTGGTTTATGGCACTTCCAGAACCTACCATGGAACAGGCAGGTCTTATTTCAGTAATCGTGGGTGCTGGTGCAGCCTGGTTTGGACTTTACGCAGGGACGGGTAAAAAAGAGTGATAAATGATACTCGTATTTGCCTTGATGGTAGTTTTAGACGGAGAAGTAGACGGAGGTCGAACAACATATTGGTATAGCATTGACAGATGTAAATACTTTGCATCTCGAATAAGTAGTCAGAGAAGAAGTTACAGTTTAGAGCCGAACGTGTATGCGTATTGCGTACCGGAGATGGTGGACAGTGAAAATGTTACCATCTATACTTAGAAGAGATGATAGAGATAGCAACTGCAATGAGTATAGCAACTACAGCATTTCGTGGAGTTAAAAAAATGGTTGACGCGGGAAAGGAAGCTGAAGATATGTATGGCCACTTTATGAAATTCTTTGAAGCGACTGAAAGTGTTTCAGAAGCAGATGTACTAAATCAAAATGCTCCAAAAATGTCCAAACTCTTCGCAGGAAAAAGTGTAGAAGCTCAAGCACTTGAAATCGCAATGGCTCGTTCTCGAATGGAGAAAATGGAAAAAGACCTGAAAGACTTAATGGTTTGGACAGGAAATGACGCATTATATTTTGACATGATGCGACAACGAAGAAATATTAGAAATGCGCGACTCGCAGCAGCCAGACGAAAAGCTCAAAACAAACAACTTTTAGTAGATGGAACCATAGTAACAGGAGTTATGATAGTAACCATGATTGGAATTTTTATAGTGTTAGGAGCTTTACAAGCAGGAGGTACTTAATTGACAGTACAGGTAAGTAGACAGGATATAAGCACGGAAGCTTTGTTCGAATTAAACTCTGAGACAAGATTTCTCAAGTTACCAGTAAGTCCTTATTTGGATTTGCTCGGCATAACGCCGTTACCTTCACAGGTAGCGATTATAAATGCGATTAATAATCCTAAATATCGTTTTATTAATGCAGCAATATCAAGACGCCAGGGTAAGACATATATAGCAAATATAATAGGTCAATTAGTCTCTCTGGTACCAAACTCAAACATTCTTATAATGTCCCCAAACTATTCCTTGTCTCAGATTTCTTTTGATCTGCAAAGAAATCTTATAAAACATTTTGACCTAGAAGTACGAAGAGACAACGCAAAAGACAAAGTTATTGAACTCACTAACGGTTCTACAATTCGTATGGGTTCTGTCAATCAAGTAGACTCTTGTGTTGGTCGTTCCTACGACTTAATTATATTCGATGAGGCTGCACTTACCTCTGAAGGAGAAGAAGCATTTAACGTTTCGTTAAGACCGACTCTTGACAAAGAAAATTCCAAAGCACTTTTCATCTCGACTCCTCGTGGAAAGACTAACTGGTTTGCTAAGTTTTTTGAAAGAGGTTTTAATCCAGAATATCCAGAATGGATAAGTATTCGTGCAACATATCTCGACAACCCCCGGATGTCTCAGGCAGATATTGACGAAGCACGTAAGTCCATGAGCGAAGCAGAATTTAGACAAGAGTACGAAGCGGATTTCAATACCTACGAAGGTCAAATCTGGGCTTTTAATTCAGAAAAGTGTGTTGCAGATTTATCAGAATTAGAAACTAAAAAGATGGATGTACTCGCGGGGTTGGACGTTGGTTTTCGAGATCCCACGGCTTTTGTAGTTATAGCATACTGCTGGTCAGAGGCAAAGTTTTACGTACTCGATGAATATTTAGATGCAGAACGTACAACAGACGGCCATGCACTAGAAATTCAAAAACGTATCGAAAAATGGGATATTGACTATATCTACATAGACTCCGCTGCACAGCAGACTCGATTTGACTTTGCACAAAACTACAGTATTTCCACTGTAAATGCGAAGAAGTCTGTACTTGACGGAATCTCTCATGTTGGAGGAATAGTAGACAATGATAACCTGGTTGTAGATGGAAAGTGCTCAGAAGTTCTTAAAGCTCTTGACGGATATCAGTGGGATCCAAATCCAAATCTCGCAAAAGAAAAACCCAAACACGACAGAGCTTCGCACATGGCGGATGCATTACGATATGCGCTATATTCATTCGAAGTCTCACACACAGGATTCTAGTAATACATGAGAAAAATAGTGTTTGACATAAAATGTGAAGTTAGATATAATTTTGGTATTAGAAATGGACTTAAAACGAGATAAAGTAAAATATATACGAGACAAGGCAAAATCACTATATAAAAAAGGAAAATTCTGCGAAATATGCGGAAAGAATACAGAATTAGACTTTCATCACTTTTATAGTTTAAGTCCACTACTCTCTAAGTGGTTAAGAGAAAAAAGAAAAATAAGACCAGACCACTACACAGATGAGTACACAATTATCTGGAGAGATGAGTTTATAAAAGAGATGCATGCAGAGCTTTATGATCACACAGTTACTCTCTGTCATGATCATCATCTGCAACTACATTCAATTTATGGTAGGAACCCAGAACTTTCAACAGCGCAAAAACAGATGCGCTGGGTAGAGATTCAAAGAGAAAAATATGGCGTGGTATGACAGAATCTTGGGCAGACAGCAGCCTCAAGAAGTCGAAGAGAAGCTGAATCCTATCCAACAATACTTGGGGTCCGATAAGCAGTCTTCCAGA